CCTTTAGTTAATGTCCAAACCTTCAGGCCGGTTGAGTTTGCAAGGCGGTTAATAATTCTTTCTAAATCTTTTCTAGTTACTCTCATATTAGATTTCCTCGCTTTTAGAAATTGCTTAGGCTGCCCTGAAGTTCAAACTTTTCAATTCGCCAAACATGATGCCAATTAACCTTTGCACGTTTAAAGACTTTGATAGATTTATCCCTGAAGTCTTCAATGTCGCGCGCTTCAATTAGCTTCGGCCTGGTCTTGCCCTTGAAATGAACCTTAAAAATATACTGATTCATTTATAGTTCCTCGCTTTTCACCTTAAACTTAAAGCCTATTGTTTTTATTTCCTCGACCGCGTGCGGCGGCAAAGTCTTTTTATTTATCAGGCGAGCAAAGGCGGCCGATAGTGGACAGTTAGGATAAACCAGGCGGTTGCCGTATTTTGTTTCGATTTTAACTAGTAACGTGTCATTCATTTTATTATTTTGTGGTTACAGCCGGCAGAATTGCTGGCCTGGATCCCGTTAAATCGAAAGAATAAAAAACCGTCAACAGTTAATTTGAATTATTTCTTTCAATGGATCCTTGCAAGGGCCAAGGGCTGCCTGGTTTAAATCGACCGTTTCCACCGGTTGCAGGCCTGGTTTAAAAACACCGTTTCCACCGTTTAAATCGACCGTTTAAAAACACCGTTTCCACCGTTTCCACTTCCCGCTTAAATCCACTAAATACACCAACTCCGACCGCCTCGCGCGCGACGCCTAGGCCCGTAAGTTTTACGTGTACGTGTTCGCAACAAAAGTTTTTACGTGTTCGCAAAGAAAAGTCTTGCACGGGGTATATTTTCTGCAATAGTCGGGGCTATAACCATTAACCAAAGGAATATATATGACACCTGTAACCGAATTAGAAACCGCTGAGATCGACGCTTTGATCTACCATTATGGACGCATCAGGGAGCGAATCGCTAACAATGTAACTGCAATGGAGCGACTGTTGTCGTTACAAATCGAGCGTGATAAACGAGTAGCAATCCTTAACGACGAAACACGATGACCATGACGACGTTATTTGCGTTAGCCATGATCTTATTGATTGGCTTTGCGTTTTTGTACTACGAGAAAGGCGACCGATGAACTTTAACGAGGAAACGATGGATGCTATCAGAAACGCTCGAAATATTCTCGATAGCTTACGAGACAATGAAATGCGTTTAGCTCAAGTTGAAGAAATGCTAAAGCAACGCGGGGTTCAAAAGAAAACGGGAAAGACTGAGCGTGAGCGTAAGAAAATGTTTCTGACCCTTTTTAAACTAGCTAATGGCTGTGCTATATGTGGAGTTAATGACGACCCAATATGTTTAGATTTGGATCACATAGATAGAGGAACTAAGCGTCATTCAATCGGCGACTTACCTAAGCAAAGTTGGAAGACTCTTATAAACGAGTTAGTTAAATGCCAAGTTTTATGTGCTATTTGTCACCGACTTAAAACGGAGTCCGAAAGAATTTCTATAAAAATACAACCATCAACAATATACAATTAAATGAAGATCACGATTGAACACTACGATATTAAAACGAGTTGGGAAGCGAGTGATGAGCAGACTTTAGACGACGTCAGGGACGCGATTGATAGACTGCTTGGTATAATTGGTTACCAAACGGACGATAGCATTAATGATGAGGACGATGACTGATGTGGATTGTACCGAGAACATTATCAGCTTTTGCTCAGGATATGGCGGTCTTGAGCGAGGAATCAAACGAGCTGGCGTCGATGTTAGGACAATCTGTTACTGTGAACGGGAAGCTTATGTCCAAGCAGTATTGGTCAAGGCGATTGAAGAAGGACGGATGGATAGCGCGCCTATATGGTCAGATGTTGTCACATTCCCAGCAGCAAGTTTTCGAGGAAAGGTGGACGGCATCACTTGTGGGTATCCGTGCCAACCGTTCAGTTCCGCCGGAAAGCGAAAAGGAGAAAAAGACCCAAGACACTTATGGCCCTACATCCGAGAACACGCCAGGACAATTGGAGTTAGATGGATTTTCGCAGAGAATGTCGAGGGTCACGCAACGCTTGGATTGTCCACAGTCATCAGCGATTTGGAAGAAGATGGTTTCACGGTGGAGGCGGGAATATTTAGCGCGGAAGAATGCGGCGCTCCTCACCGAAGAAAACGCGTCTTTATCTTGGGCCACACCACAGGCGAGCGATTATGTCGAAGGGGCAAGGACGAGCTTGAAGAGCAATCAGAAATGCTTAGGCAGGGATCTCAATATGTGGCCGAGTCCACGAGCGGGGAACCCAGGAAGTCGAAAGCCAGGGACGGGCGGCAAGGTACTAGCGGAAGAAGCGAAGAGACACGCTGGCCTTCTCGACCAGGAGAACAGCAATACGAATGGGAGCCGCCGAGAACAGTTGTCACCCGATTGGGTGGAAAGCCTCATGGGTCTGCCCATAGGAACAACCGACTTAGGCTCCTGGGGAACGGTGTAGTACCACAAACAGCAGAATTAGCTTGGCAGACATTATCGAATCGTTTACACCAGCAAATCTAACCATAACCATAACACTAAATAACAAAAATGAAAATAGAACTAAACCTCATATTATATAAGTTAACCATCGCCTTAAAGCGTCGTCGTAAACTGCTTACAACGGAGCAATGTGCGAATCGTCTAGGACTCCGTAAGCAGACGCTGTATCGCCTGAAGAAGCTCGGTAAGTTGAAGACACACGGCTACGCTTTGACGGGTGCAACCAACCAAAAGCACGACCTGTACGATTGGCACGAAGTTAAGGAGGTTTATCACCATGACTGATTCATACGATAATTGGTTGAGCAGTCCATACGACGACTATTACGACGAAGAGGAAGAGCCTGTTGAAGACGACGGTAGCGACGCTTGGGAACGCGAACAAGAACGCCACAGCGAAGATAACCAGCCTTCGTATATGCAGTCGCCGTACTACGACGGGACACATTAATAAACAGTATTATGAGTAAGAACGAATACATAGTTAAAGTAGAAGAACACCTACATTGTTGGGTGAAAATTAAAGCTGATAGCCCTATGGATGCGGAAATTAAAGCCTTGGATAAAAGCTACAAGAAAGATGACTATCTAGGGATCAAGGATAATTCATTATCTTATAACATAGTTAAGAGCGTACCTAAAGAGTACAGAAACCAATGAATAATCTGAGAAGTAAGCCACGATTGATCGCCCTTACAGGCCCTAAAGGCGTTGGTAAATCGACCTATGCGAAGTTCATAGCGGGTGAGAACGGCGTTGTATTGTCGTTTGCATCTCCGTTAAAAGAAATGCTTCGGAAGATTGTAGACGACGCTTACATCTACGGTGATAAAAAGGGCGAAGTGATTCCGCATCTAGGCGTTACCGGTCGGTACTGTTTACAGACCTTGGGGACTGAATGGGGACGGATGACAGTCCACAAAGATATATGGGTGAGCTGTATGCGTAATAAACTGACCAAGGCGTTATTTGACGAGTATCATCCCGTGATTATAGACGACCTTAGATTCGAGAATGAAGCGAAGCTTGTACACGAGTTAGACGGGGAAGTTTGGGAGCTGGATCGTAAGAACTTCGTTCCTGAATTGGATTGTCATGTGTCAGAAGCTGGCGTTAGGAGCGTAGATAGGATGGTACTGATATGAGTAAGGTTCCTAGTCTCGAAGAGATGGGTATGTCGGAAGCTGACTTGTATACAGGCGGTGCGCCTGACATCACACAAGGTGATTGGCTGCACGTGACTGCGGAATGGCCCACTCGTGATGAAGTTATCAAAGGTTATGATGAATTTTGGCTTAAAAACCAAGTAAAAGAGTTTCCTAAAGATAAGAACGGTAAGAACTTACGAGATGAGCATGGAAATATACTTGTCATACGAACAGATATTCCTAGAGTACGGAAAAAAACCGACCTGTACTACAGGAATCGCCGAACAAAACACAACAACAACAACAACAACGAATGAAAATAATCGATTTAGCTGACGAGGTTTACAAACGGCATTGGCGCGGGTGTAAAAGTGGTATGGGACTCCTACAAAATGCCGAGGATGTATGCGACCGTATGGGGAACGGCGTACAAGTGAACAAGGTGGACGAGAGAATGATCGACGACCTGGTACTTGACCTCGAAGGCGATCGAAAGGCAAACGGCACGATTAACCGTCGTCTAGCGGCGTTGTCAAAGATGCTAAGACACGCTTATAGACGCGGTTATATCGAGCGGTTACCTGCTATCGAAAGAAAGCGGGAGCCACAAGGTCGTATGCGTTGGTTAAACGAGGAAGAAGAAATGCGTATGCTAGGTAAGTTTCATGCGATGGGTAAGCCTTTCGTTGCTGACTTCTGCAAGGTACTAATTGATACCGGCATGAGAACGGGTGAGTTGTTCAAGTTACGGGCTAGAGATGTCGATCTTAACGAACGCATGATCCACCTGTGGGAAACTAAGAACGGTAAGTCGAGATCCATTCCGCTTACTACCCGTGCTTACGAAGTATTAGCTCGTTATAAGGCTAGGGTACATATAGGAGACCTTTTTCTGTTTGATTTCACACAAGATGTATTGAACCACGCTTGGAAAAAGATGAAGACCGAGCTTGGAATGCTTAACGATAAGGAGTTTATTCCGCATTGTTTAAGACACACTTGTGCATCCAGGTTGGTACAACGAGGAGTAGACATCCGTGTAGTACAGGAGTGGCTCGGTCACAGCTCGATACAAACGACGATGAGGTACGCCAAGATTGCTCCGAAGAATCTAGCAGATGCACGAGATGTTTTGGAAAGGCATTGACAAACCCTATATAATCGGATTTTATCGAGTTAACGAATGAGTCAAAGCGAATTAAATAAGGATATGGTGGAGTTGGGTGTGTCCCGTTACCGCCGTATCGTTCAGTCAGCCCGTCAGCATAAGAAAGAAGCTCGTACACCATACGGTCAGAGGCTGATTAGAAACTACCTGCCAAAGTTGGTGGAAGAAGCTGAAATACGCATTGAGTATCATCGTAAGAATCGCCACTCCATCCCGTTTTGGATGCCGTTGATGTGGGACATGGACATAGATGAAGTCTGCTACTTGGCATTGAAGATTACATTGGATGGCATCGGTGAGAAACGACCGCTTGGATCGACAGCAAACGCGATCGCAATGGCATTGGAAGACGAGTGTAGATACAAACAGTTAAAGGACGAGCATCCTGAAGTGTTTAACTACATTAAGAAGACCGTCCAAGACAAACATAGCGACCGTGAACATCGTCGTCAAAGAGAGTCGTTCCTACGCCATGAAAAGCTACAAGCATCCAAAGGAAGTATCAGAACTTGGAAGAGATGGTCGCTCAAGGAGCGTACCTCGATGGGTGCTTGGCTGTTGGAACTGATCAGAACCAGCACATATCTCATATCGTTCAGGATGTTAGGCGAGCGTGAGAAGTCTGTATTGTATGTGGTAGCTACCGACGAGTTGTTTGAGTGGATGCAAGAATACAATAAAGACCAAGAGATTTTAAAACCTTTGTGGTTACCGACGGTGGAACTCCCTGAAGATTGGTCGTCCGTTTGGGTTGGCGGATATAAAGACATTGAGGGGGTTCCGCCGTTACCTTTTATTAAGACCTACGATTATAAATACTTACATTCGCTTAGGTTTGGAGAGATGAAAAGCGTCGTCAATGGCGTGAATCACATCCAAACGACAGCTTGGGAAGTTAATGACGACGTTTTAGGCGTCGCTAAATGGGCGTGGCAAAACGACAAGGAGATAGGCGAGATGGTACGCCGTAGTGACTACGAGTTACCTATTTGGAATCCTATTTATGAGACGGATGATGTAGCACGTAAGGAGTACAGTCGTAAATGTGGGTTGATACACAACTTAAACATCTCGATGAGATCCAGGCGACTAGCGATTATGAAGACGCTTTGGACGGCGGAGAAGTTCGAGTCTAAAAACAAGTTTTACTTTCCGCATCAGCTCGACTTTCGTGGTCGTATGTA